TAATAATAAGGTTAAAGTTATTCATCTTGAAGCTGGATTAAGAACTTATGACTTTGAAAATCCATACCCTGAAGAATATTATCGTCAATTAATATCTAGGATGACTGATATACATTTATGTCCAACTACACATAATGAACAAAATTTAAAGGGGGAAAAAGTAATGGGTAAAACATTTGTTGTTGGTAATACAATATTAGATTCATTATCTAAATATGTTAATCAAATTGAATATAATAATCAAATATTAGTTACCCTACATCGTAGAGAAAATCATGATAAAATTGATCTTTGGTTTAGGGAAATAAATAGATTGGCTAAAATATATGATGATTATGAATTTATAATGCCAATTCATCCAAATCCAAATGTTCAAAAATATAGATATATTTTAACAAATGTTAACGTGATTGAACCACTTCAACACAATGAATTTATAGAAAAACTAGTTAAATGTAAGATGTTAATTAGTGATAGTGGTGGAATACAGGAAGAATGTTCTTTTCTAAAGAAAAAAGTTATAGTATGTAGAAAAATTACTGAAAGACCTGAATCGATAGGTACTACCACCATTATGTGTAGTGATCCTGATAAATTGGTATCAATATTTACACTTAATAATTATAATACAAATATGATGGATTACAATTGTCAATTTGGAGATGGTAATTCAAGTAAAAAAATCGCAGATATTTTTGAAAGGGAAATATATAATTTAATCGATTAAATTTGAAAATTATTGCCAATATTATTACTGAAAAAGAATTAGTTAATCATAAAAAATTAAGTTGGATTAACTATTCTCAAGATATTGAGTGTGATCTTAATATTCCAACACTGGTAATTGGATGGAGTTTTTTTAAAAAAAAATTTGAATATCTTTACCCTAATATTTTAAAAAAATCAATAAATTTATCATATCCTAGAGTAGGTTGGGAGTTTACTATTGATGAAAGAATAACTGATCATTTTAATGGTATTGAAAGTTTTATTGGTAATGCACCTAAATTATTTATTGATAATTTTAAATATAAATCAATCGATCCAATTAAAAATGATATAAATAATCTCGATGATTTAGCATATCTATTACCCTATAATGGCATATATTACCAATATAAGGATGAAATTATATATTTGTACGATAAAATCAATAATGAAATTTATGGCGTTTATTTAAACGCATTTGATTACTTTGGTTTAAATAAAACTATAATATGTGAATATTTTTTTAAAAAATATGATTCAATTATTGATTTAGATGGTGAAAAATATCAAAATTACTATAGAGAATTCCCTAATTTTGATCTATTAAAAAGATCAATGGTACTTTTTTTAATGTAGAACCGTATTTATAGAAAACATTAATATATTATGAATAATAATAATAAAAAGCAAAGTGCTATTGATCGTTTTCTTAAAAGTAGTGAACCAGTTAGAATAAAGGAATCTAAAAAATTTATTCAAGAATTTGACGGTTTAATTATTGAGAGAATCGATAAAGTGTTAATCACTAAAGATGGCAAGCAATTATTGAGAGAACATTATTAATTTATCTCTAAAAATGTCAACTAAAACAATCAAAGAACATATTGAGCGCATAAAGTATGTCTCAAAATATAGAATTAATGAAACACCTAAATATAAAAATTTAATTGGTGACTCTAATATTGATATGTTACCTGAATACTTAATGAAGGAAGAGGGTGAAGAAAATCCTGAAAATTCTAATAATCCGTTACCCGATCCTAATGCTGCACCTGATCCTAATGCTGTAGGTGGAGCACCTGCTGGAGGTTCACCAGCACCTGAAACACCTGCTCCTGCGCCAACACCACAACCAATTCCATCTAATACTAATGTGGATATTACAACAGCACCTTCAACACAACCAGCACCAGAAATCGGTGGTATTGATGGTATGAATGGTGGTAGTGTTCAATCAACAGAAAAAAGAGTAATGGAACTTCAAATTGATGCACTTAGAAAAATGTCTCAAAAAATTGAAGATTTAGGTTCTACTGTTGATAATTTAAATCAAAGATTGGAAATGTATTCAACTGAAGTTGATAAAGTTAGAGAACCTAGTGATATGGAGAAATTTAATGAAAGAAAATTAGATAGTAGTCCATATTATTTTAATTTAAATGATTTATGGAAAGGTGATGATTTTAAGTCAAGAATGGATCAATTTTCTAAAGGATATGTTAAAACTGAGGATGGATATATTGCAGATTTTGATGATCTAAATAAATTATCGCCACATGAAGTCAAAGCAAGTTTTGATTTATAATTTGATTTTAAGTATTGATTCAATATTATTAAAATCAGTATAAGGTATTCTGATTAATTTTATATTGTTATTATAACAATATTCATTTTTGATTTTATCTTTAAAAATGTATTTTTTATAACCATTTAATCCTCCAAAATAATATATTGGTCTATAGTGTTGTTCACCATCATATTCAATACATATTTTATTTTCTGGTAAATAAAAATCAAATGGTAATGGTTTTATATTTTTACATTCTTTAAATTTTTTTTCTCTAGTGTAACTAATATTATTTTCAATTAGAAATTTTTCTATTTGTTTTTCTTCTTTAGATAAATAACATGATGGACAACCATTACCTTGTAAATGATCACAAGGTTTTTGAGTGAAAATACCATGTTCTTTACATATTATATTTATTTTAATATGTGAATTAATATAGTTAATTAAAGAATAATCATATCTATTATTATGAACTAGATTTGATCTTTCAATAAAAATATTTTGAGGTAATTTTTTAAAATTAGCATTTTCCATAAATTTACATTTTTTACAACCACTTCCATTGATATGATCCGATGGAATTTGGTAAAATACATTATGTATGCTGCAAATAATTTTAATTTTTGATTTTGAATTTTTATAATCGACTAACGAATAGTCATATTTATTACCATGAGTTTTTTTACATCTATTAATAAACTCATTTATTATTAATTTTTTATTTGGAGAACAATTTGGACATCCCTTGCCCGATAAATGACCATTTGGTTTTTGTATAAAATTACCGTGAATAGGACAAGTTATAAATACTTTAGTTTTACTATTAATATAGTCAACTAAGAAATAATTATATTTTTTATTGTGAATTTTTGTTGCTTTTTCAATAAAATATTCATTATTTTTAAAAGTTCCCATATCAATATAAATACTAAAATATTAGTATTTATGATTAAAAGTAATGAGTATTTATCGTAGCTATTTCTCTAAGAATAATAATCTAATTCAAAACAATGAATTAAATATATCACAGAATCCAGTTTTTGAGATAAGCTATGGTTCTTCTAATAAGACCGTAAGTAGAATTATTTTTAAAATTGATCTACATGATTTAACTAATAAAATTTTATTGGATGGAATTAATATTAATAAAATTAAATCACATAAACTAGTATTAACTAACACAATTGCACAAAGACCTGATTTATTGGGTGGACAATCCTATTCTGAATCGATTGAACGTGCTAGTAGTTTTTCTATTGATTTATTTACTATATTTGAAGATTGGGATGAAGGTGCTGGTTATGAATTTCAATTTAATGACAATGCATTTATATTTTATCCATCAGGTGCAAGTAATTGGAATTATGCTAAAACTAATGTTCCTTGGTTAAAATCTGGTGCTTATTACAGTGGTACAACAGGCACTACGGGAACTACTGGAACAACTGGTACTACGGGAACAACAGGCACTACGGGAACAACAGGTACTACGGGAACAACAGGCACTACGGGAACAACAGGTACTACGGGAACTACTGGAACAACTAAATCATTAATTATAGCAAGTCAAAATTTTCCTAAAGGAAATGAAAATATTAATATGGATGTCACATCGTATATTAATAATATTTTATATAGTGGAATTACTGATAACGGATTAGGTTTAAAAATGTCTAATTTATTTGAAAAAACAGCTACATTAAAAAGAAGATCAGTTGCTTTTCACGTAAAAAATACTAACACATTTTTCGAACCTTATATTGAAACTGAAATTGATGATTCTGTTCAAGATGATAGAAATTATTTTTATATTGATAAAACTAATGATTTATATTTATACAGTAATTTAGATAATATTACCATATCTGGAATAACAATATATGATTTTAATGATGAGGTATACACTATAATTCCATCATCAGGCATAACTAAAGTTAAGAATGGTGTTTATAAATATTCAATTTTAATACCTAGTACATTATTTCCTGATAGTGTAATTTTTAAAGATGTTTGGACTATTACTCAAAATGGTAATATAAAAAATATTCCAATGAGTTTTTACTTGATAAGTAATGATAATTTCAATAATTTTGATCTATCTAATAGGATTAATTTAGATAATTATCATTTATCTTATTATGGTATTAAATCATCTGAATATATTAAGAAAGGATCAAAAAGAAGAATTGATGTTAATATAAAAAAACTTTATAAAAATCAAGATTATAATAATCCATTAAATATTGAATATAGATTATATATTAAGCAAACTAATAATGTTCAAATTGATGTTATACCGTTTACACCAGTTGATAGAACTATTATTGGGTATGAATTTACATTAGATACTACATGGTTAGTTCCACAAGATTATTTTATTGAGTTAAAAATTTCTGATGGAACTGTATTTAGTATTAAAGATTCAATCGGATTTACCATTATTTCTGAAGAAGCTTTTACATAAAAGTTGTTGTTGTTGTGATAAAATAATTGTTGATAAAAAAGTAAAAATTGTTGTTGTAATTAAATTAAAAATAATATATATTTGTATTATTAATTGTTGTATAAATAAAAATAAATGTTGAAACTATGGAAAACCAAAATGAAAACGCTTCGAATCAGCAAGGTTCTGATGTTGAAGCACTTGAAGCACTCTTTGACAAGTATAAAAAAAGAGATGAAAAGAAAAAAAGATTTAGTAAAGAAGAACTTTTAGCTAAATTTTTTAACCCTAGAAAAGATACTGAAATCTTCAGAGCATTACCTAAAATTGGTAATGAATTAATTATTGAAGAAGCGTATTTTCACAAAGTACAAGCAGGTAAAGCTGTGTACAATACAGCGAATGCATATTGCCTAGCTAAAAACAATCCAAAGGTACAGAGTGTTGATAAGAATGGTGTACTACAATTTACTCAAGATGGTAAACCATTGATGGTTAATGCGTATTGTCCATTGTGTGCTAAATCTAATAAGATTAAAAGCAGAATGAACAAGTCGGTTTCTGGTAAGAAAAGAGAAGAATTAACTTCAGATCAAGACAAAGCAATTTTTGACAATAATAAAATTTTGTTAACAGCATCGAATAAATTCGAATCAAAATTATACTACATTATACGTGGTATTGATAGAGGTGCTGAAAAGGATGGTGTTAAGTTCTGGAGATTTAAGCATAATTTCAAAAGGCAAGGTATACATGATAAATTGGTTCAACCTATTATTCATAGTTACTATAAGCAAAGTGGTAAGGTATATAGTGATGTTGAAGATGGTATTGATTTACTAATTAGTGTAGTTGATAATTCGATTCCCGGTAGTTCAAGAACATATCGAGATGTATCATCAATTATACCACGTTATCCAGCATCAAAATTAAGCAACGATCCGTTGATTCTAAAACAATGGTTGGATGATAAAACAAGTTGGAGAGATGTTTTCAAACCTAAGAAAGCACCCGGAATTGATGAAGTTAAATATCTTGAATTAGCTGCTGAAGAAAGAGTTGTAGGTCAAACAGCAGATATGCGTAATACTCCATATTATGATGAAGATGTTAAGAAATGGGTGTTCCCTAATCACCCTGATTTAGAAATAATTGCTAATACTAAAAATCAAAATTTAGATGCTGAAGATATAATTGATGCACCTGATGATGATTCATTTGTTGGAGCAGCATTATCTGTAGTAAATCAAAGTAATAGTCTTGATATTACTCAAATGAGTAGCAAGCCTTTAAATGAAGTAGAAATACCATTTAAACATAATTCAACAAATATAGCATCTAATCCAAATGGATATGATGATCTACCATTCTAGTTAGAATTATGTAGAACTATAAAAAGTGTAACTATAATTTAGTTACACTTTTTTAATAACTTTAAATAATAGTAGTATGATTAATGGAATTACAAAAAAAGCCAACGGCTAAAAAAACTTATTCATTAGATGATTTTAAGAAAAAAATAAATAATAAAAACAAACCAGATAAAGAAGTTGAATGGTTCAAAATGTCTGATGCTTGGCAAGAAGAAACAGGATTGCCCGGTATCGCAAAAGGTTATATAAGCTTATTTAGAGGATTTTCAAATACTGGAAAATCTACAGCACTTTGTGAAGCATTGGTGTCAGCACAAAAAAGTGGTGTATTACCAATAATAATTGATACTGAAAATAATTTAAGTCGTGAAAGATTAAGTCTAATGGGATTTGATTGGGATAACGGTTTTTATATTGAAGTTGATAATCAATATTTATTAGAAGAATTTGGTCTTAAAAGAAAAAAAGATTTTAAACCAGAAGAGGCAACTATTGAAGATATGTCTGATTGTGTTAATTTTTTTATAAATAAACAAGAATCAGGTGAACTTCCGTATGATTTATTTTTTGCTATTGATTCAATAGGTACACTTGATTGTGATCAAGTTGCTAAAGCAAAAGTAAATGATAGTGGTCAAAATAATCAATGGAATGCTGGTGCTTATGAAAGAGAATTTAAAGCAATTAATAACTATCGTATACCAAATTCAAGAAAAATTAGTAAACAATATACTAATACAATGGCATGTGTACAAAAGATTTGGTTACAAATAAATCCAGTAGGACAACCTACAGTAAAACATAAAGGTGGAGATGCGTTTTTATTTGCTGCTCGTTTAATATTTCATCATGGGGGTAAAAATACTGGCAGTGTTAAACAAATTAGTGCAATTACCAAAGGTAAAGAAATAACGTTTGGTACTGAAACTGCTATCGAAACTTTCAAAAATCAAGTAGGTGGTAAACTTGGTGGTATATCGATTTCAGGTAAATTAATTTCAACACCACATGGTTATATTAGAGCAACACCAGCAGCAATAGCTGAATATAAAAAAAATCATTTAGATTATTTTAGAAAAGTATTATCTAGTGATATTAGTGTTGATGATATACAAACTAGAGTTGATATTGATTCGTTAAGTGAAGATGATTCAAAAGAATTTTTAAATCAATTAGAATAATAAATAATGGAAACCAAAACATTGCTCGTAGATGGATCATACTTATTAAAAAGATCGTTTCATGGTGTAAAAAATGGACATTCGAGTATTGGACATATAGGGGGATTGTATGGTTTCCTCACTAAAATTCGTAAATTCATTAAGGATTTAAAAGTAAATAAAGTCGTAATAGTGTGGGATGGTGAAAATGGGGGTATTGCTAGACATAGGATAGATCATTTATATAAATCGAATAGAAAAGATAAATCTTGGTATCAACCAATAGAATTAACTGATGAACAAATTAAATTTGAAACAGAAAAGGAACAATCAATTCTTTTTCAAAGAAAAAGAGTTCAAGCATATATTGAAGAACTTTTTTTAAGACAGATAGAAGTTAGTGAAATTGAAGCTGATGATTTAATTGCAGAATATTGTAAAAGAAATCATAAAAAAGAAGAAATTATTTTATATACTAATGATAAAGATTTTCTTCAGTTATTAGAATACGATATTTCAATATACTTGGAAAGTATTGGTAATATTGTTGAAGCTGGAAATTTTTTTATGTATTTTAAATTTTTTTATAAAAATGCATTAACAATGAAAATTTTATGTGGTGATACTAGTGATGTTGTGAAAGGTATTGATGGTTTACAGGAAGCTACGTTATTAAAATATTTTCCTGAGTTAATTAATAGTCATGTAACTGTACGTGATATTTGTAAAAAATCTATTGAGATTAATGAAAGTAGAATTGCTAATAAAAAGAAACCACTGAAAGCATTATCTAATATTACTGAGAATATTGAAAGATTAAAGACAAATCATATTCTAATGAATCTTAGTAAACCTTTTTTAAGTGATGAAGCTATTAATGAATTAGATCAATTAGATTTGCCACTTTCAGATGAAAATAGAGGCAGTAAAAATCTTTATAAAATGATGATTGAAGATGAGTTTTTAAACTTATATTCAGGATATGGAAATTTTTCTGATTATGTTCAACCTTTTTATACTGTAATTGCTAGAGAAAAAGATTTATTAAAAAAATATAATTCTGGAATAATTTGATTTAGTTAAAAAAAATGATTAAAATTGTTATATAATTTATATATAAAAATATGATTGAAGAAAAGAAGATTGAGAATAATTTTAAGTTCGGTGTTTATCTTAAAACAGACAAGATGTATGAAAAAATATTTAGTGCTGATTTATATAATCCAGTTGTTAGATACTCTGTAGATATTCGTGAGAGTATACCTAAAATCATAAGACAATTACAATTAGTTTTATCTGAAAATTCTAATAATTTATCGTTTGATAATACATCAAAACATTATTCATATAATACACTTTCTTTTTATAAAAAAATTTATAAAATTAATAAACTTAATCCTGAAAAATTAACAGTACCAGTTCAAGAAAATAAAGAAATCGTAACTGCTAAATCTAAATTTCAAGGAATTGGAACTGAATTTAAATTTGGTTTATATATTAATTCAAGTCCAATAGTTGAAAGAAATTTTTATGTTGAAAATTATAATCCTGAAACAAGATTCTCAAATGAATTTATTGAATTGATTGATGACATTATAAAATATTTAGAATTATACCTTAAAAAAAGTGACTTTAATCATATGTGGAATGATTATGATTTGATTAATATCTATGAATTAAATATCCAACAAGTAAGAGAACTCTCAAGAGAAAAAAGAGATGAGTTATTGAGTAAAAAAAGTATGCTTTCCTTTGTTGAAAAAACAAGAATGGAATACAGCAAAAGTTACGAATACACAGTTT